AGCACCTGGCCGTCGCCGAGCGTGACATAGGGAAACGCAGCATCGGCCGGCATATCGTCGAATACGCTGACGCCACCGGGCAAAATTCCCGGCGCGCGCAACCCCGCAACGAGAGATTTCTGCAGCTCATAACTCGGATCGCTCATGACGTCTGGTCATCCTCGACGATCGATCCGGCTCCGGCGCCGAGGATCGCGCGCACCGCGGCCTCAGGGACGCGGCGATAGACATTGCCGGCGAGGTACTGCACGACGACGTTGCGCCTGGCGCGATAGGGATAGTCGCGATCGACGCGCACGGTTTTCACGTCGCCACCCCGGATTGGCACAGCATCTCGAACCAGAGGCGATCGCCATACGGATCCGCGATCGAGCGGATGTTGTAGAGCGTGCCGGCCCGGGTATCGCGGATGCGCCAGTCGGTCGTCACCAGACGGGTCTGCGACCATTGCCGCACCGTGATGATGACCGGCTGCTGGCCCGACAGCCGCGCCGCCGTGACCGCCTCGCCGCCGAACTTGGCGACGATTGAGGCCGAGGCGACGAACTGCGTTTCGAAAGCGCCTTCCACGTTTCCCAAATCGTCGAAAACAAGGAGCCGCTTTTCGAACGCGATGCTCTCGGCCAGCCGTGCGCCGCGATACATCGGCATTGATTAGTTCGCCACACCGGTGAACTGAATGTCGATATTGAGAACGGTCGTCGAAATGGCGAGACCGATCTGACAAAGATATTCACCGGTACCGACGTCCGCGATCGGGCACAGACCCCCGGGCGTGTCGGAAAGAAAATATGGAATGTTTGCGGTCAACGTGCCGCCGATCGTCACCGGGCCGGAGGTAAACACATTGAGCGGCTGGTTCAGCGAGGCGCTGTTTGCCGCGACGCCGCCAGCATGACGCGCCGCCGCGGTAGCGGAGTTGCTGTCGGCCAACATCCATTTGTGCAAGGTCGGATCGAGATAGACATTCTTGCCGGCCCCGATGGTTTCACCTGCCGTACCGGACGTGCGGCCCTGGCCGGTTCCGGAGGCGACGACGTTCGCGGCAGTGATGGAGATGTCAGCCATGGTAAGGTTCCTTTTCGCTGTGTGGGGTTAAGGTTTGGGCGTTTCGGAAGAGATGACCTGACCGGCGGACTCTTTGCCGGATTCTTGGCCACCTTGGCCATCCTGCAAAGGGTCGCCGCCGTTACTCCCGACCATCCCCTCGATCTTGCGGCGCAGGTCGCTCTCGTAATGCTCCAGCTCGCCGACATGCTCGGAATGGGCGGCGGTGAGTTCGTCGATGCCGTCCTGCACCTTGTCGTAGCGCACCCCGATGCCTGCAATGGCCTTCTCCTGGCCTTCGGCGCGGATCATCCGGCTTTTCAAACCGACAAGTTCGATCGGCTTCTTGATCTTCAGTGCCATGTCGTCTCCCAAAAGGTGCGGGTTTTTCTCGATCGCCATCAATAGCCGCCGCAGCCTCAAGCGCCGATGCGCGACAGCGATCAGCGCCTCGAAGCAGTCCATCGAAACACTACCTGGTCTTGACCTTCAGCCGGATCGTCTGGTCGAGTTCGCGACCGCCCGCGGTCACGATGCGGTTGACGATCTCGTACCGCTCCCCGTCGACGCCGCCCGACAGCCAGATCTTGCTGCGCGTGGTCGAATTGCTGGTCGAATCGGCCACCAGTGGATTCGCCGAACCGACCTGGCTCGGTAGGATGAAGGACGACGTCGAAATAGTGTCGGATGGAATCACCACGGTCGACGGCACATCGTCGGCCTTCGAGGGATCAGCCGCGATCGCGTCGTTGTATTGGGCGAGCTCATCCTCGTCATAGAGCCGCATCGTCCAGTCGTGATCACGATCATCGACGTCGTCAGGATCCTTCGGAGACCATACCAGCATCGCTCACCTTGCCGATTGCGTTTCTGAATAGACGACGCGGAGCTGCGGCTCCGAATAGACCACACGGGCCTGCGGCGCCGCCTGCATCACATTTGCTGACCTGACGAACGGCGCCGCGGTGCTGCTGCTCCAGTGACTGGCCCAGGCAGTCAGCCAGGAATTTCCCCATGCGGACGCCATCAGGCCGGGCCCCACTCGGTGCCGGTCTGGCCGTTGCCGGTGACCTGAACGTCATTGACGTATTGAATATTCGCATCGACGTTGCCGGCCACGGTGAACGTCAGGCTGTCCGTCTTGGCCTTGACCAATGCGACCTGCGTCAGCACGGCGTCATCAGCGGTTCCCAGCGCTGTCGCCAGTTCCGCATTGGTCGGCACATCGCCAATCAGCGTCGCGAGCGCGTCGGTGGCGGAAATAATCAGCGACTGGTCCGCCGGATCCGTCGGCAGGTTGTCCGTCTTCGCCTTGATGGCCGTAATGCTGGAATTGTCCGGCGCGGTGTAGCTGAAAGTCGCCATGCGCGACGAAACCGTCGCGTTGAGATTGTCGCCTATGATCTTGCCGGCCGAGCCCGCCCCATAGGCTCCCGGCAATGTCGTCGACCATGGGTCGCCGGCAGATCCCGCGGCGTTCAAGGCGTTGCCGGTCGTGCCGGCGGTGAGGTGTCCGGAAAGAACCGTATTCCAGACCGCATTCTCGACGTCGGTCTTGGCCGCAGTCGCAAGGCCGCCCACAGTGCCGGTAACATTGCCGCCGACATTACCGGTGACCGAGCCGACCGCGCCCGTGACGCTCGCGATCGTCACATCGCTGGCGACCTTGGCATCGGTGATCGCATCCGCGGCAATCGCGGTTGCCGTCAGCACATTGGCCGCCATCGCACCGACCGAGCAGTCGATCCGCCCGCTGACCAGCGAGGCCGGCAGCACGGCCTTGATCGCAGCGACGTCAGCCGAGACGCTCGCGCCGGCCGGCGCACCGAGCCGCGCATAAGCGTCGCCGGTCTGCTTGACACCCAAAAGATCGAACACGGGCGACGCGACGTCGAACAGTTTTTTGAAGCCGCCCGCGATCTGACCCGCCGTTTCCGTCAGGACGGTTCCGAGGATCGACTGCAGGTCCACCTTGATGTCCCCGGCCTCTTGCGGATAGAGCACGATCGGCACCGTCTTGGCGTCCGCCGTCGCCGTCTTGACGATGACCGCCACGCAATCGGCGTTCATTTCGGTGGACGTCAGATCGAGGTAATACATCCCCGAATTGGTCGCGATCTCGGTCGCCTCATTGGTGCAATCGGCAAACGTGCCGGCATCCTTTGAGACTTCGCTGTCCAGCCCCGCCGCGCCCGTGACAAGGTCGCCGTCCGCGTCAAGGATCGGAAATGTCACCCGATAGGCCGAATTCTTGATCGGGATCGGGCGCGCGTCGGTTGATGCCATTTAATCCATTCCTGCATAGAGGCCCCAAGGCCTTACCTCTAGTTTCACAGGTCCGAAGTGGGGTAGTATTTAGGATAAGGAGACCCGCCCATGAGCAACCCCGAGCAGATTTCGCAACAAATCTTCGCGTTACTAAAAACACTTCCAACACCGGCCGATGCAGCCGAAGCCCTATGTTTGGCGAACGTACTTTTGATCGAGCAACAATTGATTTTGTCGCCAACGATCGAGAATGTTGAACGCTGCGCGGGCAACATGGCGGGGCATATAGTCGACAAGTGGATGCGACGACACTAAGCGACACCAGCGATCACCTGCATGTAAGTGTGGATCGCGTTGTAGGTGTCGGAAACCTCTGTAGCGCTCAACTGCGAGCCGAAATGAACGCAGCGAACGATAAAACCGCTATCGGAGAAGGTGCCGTTACTATTCAAAATCCAAGCGTTGCCACTTCCAATGTCAGTCGACACACTTGCATTCGTTCCGACTGACGAGCCGTTTTGATAACCTTCCGATGCAGAAGATGACGTTCGAGTCGCGACGAAATGTGCGTTCGCGGCTGAAATCGAAGTCGATAAAGTTTGCAGCGTGTTGGTCGACAGACGTGCGGTTAAGGACGTTGAACCGACACTGCTGCCGAGAATATACCGGCCCGATCCGCTCGATCGGCCCCAAGGAAACCAGAAGCCGCTACCCGCCAACGTGCCGCCAGTGTACGCCCCAAGATGTGCGCTATCCTGAACTAACTGCGCGAATCCCCCGTAGGCCCCTCCTACGTCGAGATAGCCGGTCGATCCGTCACTGGAGTAACCACTGTCTGCGGCGAACGTCGGCGAACCGCTGACGGTCAGCGTGTTGGTGCCGGGATTCTTCCAATTGATCCGGGCCGCCTGACTATCTGCTGCCGCAAGCAGATAGAGCACGTCCATTTTTGTCCATGTGCCGGCGCTCTTTAAAGCGCCGACAAGAGTGTCGATAGCCGATGCATGCGCCCCATCGGGGGGCGTCGTAAACGCAGCCGCTACCGCGGCAGCTTCGGCATTAGCGTAGGTCGATCCACCTTGCGGCCGGCGCCAGTGCTGGTTGGGCTGCAGAATGCCTCTTGTCGGTTGCCAAAGCATCAGCCGAGCCGCTCGGTGATTTCTTTGGCGTCATCGACTTGGAATAACCCCTCCATCGACCCGAGTGAGCCATTGACCAGATCGAACACAACCTGTCCTTGGCCGACAGGAAGGCCGAACAGCGCTTCAATGTCTGAAAAATTCGAGTTGTCGTTGTTATGAATCATGATCGACTTCACACGAGTGCCGAGTTCATAGGCCTGACGAAGCGTCGAAACATAGCTTTTGAGCAGCTGCGCCTGCGTTGCAGTCGTCGTCGTGGTGTCGATCTTGATGAAGTCACGTGCCATTGCCGACCTCTCCTGTTACGTCGTCACGTCGGCACGCCGCAGCGTCTTGATCGACAGATCGACCTCTCGCCCTACTTCATCCGGCGAGACGATGTCGTAGACCGTGTTCCAGGCCGGGCTTTGCGCGTTGGCGGGAACCCCGTCGACCGGGTAGATGATGCGGTCCTTCGGTCCCAAGGGTCGGAACGCGGCCGGGATGGTGTGAAACCGGATCGTGAACGTGACTTCCTGCGAGGCTACTTTCTCGGGATCCGCGAACTTCTCGCTGCCCTTGGTCGGCGCCACGAACGCCAGGCACTTGTAGGCGATGTCCGCCCAGGTCTCGATCGGCTCGCCGGAGCCCGACTGGGTCACCGTCGCGCGCTGGATGATGATCTGGCGGTCATAGCGGCGCTGCATCAGAACCGGATTCTCCTGTACGGCCACAGCAGCGCCTCGACCGCGAACGGCAGCTTTGCCACCGTCACGCCCACGACCACGGCGTTCGGATTATCGAACCAGTGCCGCACCAGCAGCATGATCGCCTGCTTGATGGCCTGCGGCACCGGGTTTTCGGTGTCGCCGTCTTCATGCCCGCAGAAGTATTCGACGCGCACCACCGCACTCTCAAAGGCCTCGGTGTTCGGGAACGCAAAGCCGTTCTTGAACCGCACGAAGCTGCCGAGCCCATCGGTCAGTAGCGAGTAGTTCCCTGCGGCAACGGTCTGCTCGACGCCGTCAACATCGTCATACTTGACGCTCGCAACCGACAGCACCGGGAAGATCGGAAGCCGAAGCTCCCAGCAGAAATAATCAAAATCCTGCCGCCACATCTGCTCGCACAGCGCGCGGCCGAGGATGCCGGTCCAGCCGTCGAGATGGGAGGTCGCCGCGGCGATCAGTCCGTCGATCAGGTCGTCCTTGTCCGTGTAGGAGATATCGAGCGCGGCCTTCACCTCGGCGAGGGTCACCGGCTGGATGGATGGCGGCTCTGTGCGGACCGGGCGATACATGCTGAAATCCACCGCGAGAGAAATGGCGGGCCGAAGCCCGCCGTCAGATCATCAGGCCGGAGGATTGGCCGCCGGCGAGCGCAGCGGACGCAGCACCCACTCCGCAGACACGAAGATGTTGCCCGAGTCGTTGCCGCTCGGGGTGATCGTCGCCCGCGCATAGCGCTTGATGCCGACATAGCCGATCTTGCGCAGCTCGTTGTCGTCATCGAACTGGAACCCGGCCAGCGCCTCGGTGCCATTCAGATATTCGTCGGCAACCGCGGCGTAGGCCGAGTTATCGTCGCTGTCCTCGATCAACACCGCGAACGTCGCGTTGGCGTCGGTGTTGGCGCCGATGTTGATTGCCAGCATGCAGCCGTCATAGCCCTTGAGGTCGGCGACGGTCGAAACGATAGCGGTATTATCGGTACGAGCCGCCTGCGGGGACACTGCCCGCTTGAGGTCGAGCCCATTCATGATGTCATGCATTGAAGCGTTCCTTTCGATTGGATTGATGGGAAAACACAGGAAGGCGACCGGCGGAGTTATCCGCCGATCAATGCGTCACGATCAGGACGTGCCGAACTTCATCAGCTTGATGGCTTCGTAGTTGACGATACCGCCACCGGAACGCCAGGTGGTGTAGAACTTGACGTAGGGCTTGGCGGTATAGGGATCGCGCAGCACGCGGATGCCCTGCCGATCGACGATCAAATAGGCCTCCTTGAGATTGCCGAAGGCCAGCGAGAAGCTGTCGGCGGCAATCGTTGGCATGTCTTCCATGCGCGCGACCGGGTAGCCCATGATGGTCTCGGGCTGGCCGGCAATGAACGAAGGCTGCCAGAGATAATTGTTCTGGCCGTCCTTGAACTTCCGGATCGACGTGATGGTGAGACGCTTGGCAAACCACGCCGCGCCCGGCAGATACTCGTTCTTGAGCATCCCCATCAGATCGTACAGCTTGTCGCCCTTCGCGGATGCCGCGAAGTCGGCCGACACGCCGGTTGCAACGTAGCCGATCGAGCCCCAGGTGACGCCAGCGCCGGCGTCAGCGGCCGGAGTGTAGCCGAGCACGAAGCCGCGGATCTTGTTCGCGGCGCCGGTCACGTACTCGTTGTTCTCGAAGCGGCCCCGCTTGTTGGCAACCTTGCCGGCAAGCCAGGCCTCGACGTTGATTGCAGCGTCATCCAGAAGCTGCTGCGTCGCCTTCGGCTCGGTGTCCATATTGAACACCGGGATCTTCCACTTTCCGATGTCCGGCGTGTCGGTGTTGCCGGACGTTCCGTGCTCGCCGGCATAGCCGGCACCAGCCTCGTCCAGGTCCTCGATACCCTCGATCGAGTCCGTCGAGATCGTAACCACGTTCGCATACTGGCGAACCGGGCTGGTCTCATAGACCTTCTTGACGATCTGGCCGGAGGTGTCAGGCGTGACCAGGTAGCCGCCATCCGGGTCGGACCCGACCGACAGGGTCTTCATTTCCTCGGCGGTCAGCAGCTTCTCGTTCTTGCGGAGCATCGTGTTGAAGGCGGACTTGTAGCTGTCGTAGCCTTCCTGATCGAGCGGCGTGAACGCCCGCTTCTTCTCCGCTGCGTCACCCGCGAGCATGGTGTTGAAGGTCTTCAGCTCGAGCACGGAGCGGCCGTGTTCGTCGTTCTTGAGGCCCATGCGGTTGAGCTTCATTTCGAGCGCTTCACGCTCTTTCTTCTCGGCGGCGATTGCCGCGTCGATCGATGCCTTCGCTTCCACGCCCTTGTCGAGCGCCTGCTGGACCTTCTCCAGCTTGTCATTGGTTACGACGTCGTCGAAACCTTTCTTGACGCCGGCGATCTCCTCGTTGTGCGTCCTCTTAAACGCCTCGAAGGCCTCGCCGATGCGGTCGAACACCGCCTTCAGTTCGGTCGGCACGCCGGCGAGCGCACCGAATTCGGCGCCGTAGAGCGGCAGATGACCGCCGCCGTGAGCGGCGAGCGGATGGATATCGAAACCGAGAACCGCGGCCGCAGCGATAACACTGATCGCAAGCATGCCGACGGCGAAGTGACCGTAGCGCTTCATGATGCTTTCTTTCCTGTGAGTGTGCTAATCAGGCGGTCGATCGACTCGCCCACTTCCTGCCCACCGCCAGCGTCCCGCGTGGCATCGATAGATTTGAAACCAGACGAAGCGATGCGCTTGGACTGGGCAACCGAGTAGCCGCCTACGTCCCGTAGGAAGTCCTCGAATTCTCTGATGGTCTTGATGTCCGCCGACTTCACCGCGCCGATGCGCGCCTTGTCGTTCATCGGGAACGTCACGATGGAAACCTCGACCAGGTCGAGGCTCTTGATGGTGCGACGAGGTTCGGTCGGCTTGGTGCCGAGCACGAATTCCTTGACGCGACATCCGATCGACAGGCCATCGAGAGAGCCAGCCTTCATGCCCTCGTAGATGTACTGGCCGCGCTCGGTGTTCAGTGCGAACAGTTCGCCCTCGACCTTCAGGCCCTTGGCGTTCTCTTCCATGTCGGTGTACTTGCCGACCGGTAGCGCATCCATCGCGCCGCCAAGGAAGCCTCCACCGTGCTGCAACAGCATCGGAGGGAATTTCCCCTTGTCCTGCCATTCGCGCAACGTGTCGCGGAACGCACCCTTGGCGATTACATCGCCGCCGAAATCCTTGTTGCCCGTCACGCCACCATAGCCGGAGAACACCCCGGACTTGTCCGACGCGAACTTCACTTCCTTCATGTCAACGCGGATGCGGTCCATCGTCATGCGTCTCCAGGGTTCGGGCGCTCGCCCGGCTTGGGTGCAACCTTCGCGGCCGGCTGCGGCAGCTTGTCGGCTTCCGGATCGTCGGAACGATCCATGTCCTCGAAATCTCTCACTTCGTTCTGCGTCAGCCAGCCCTTGATGCCGCCGCTTCCGAGCGCCTTGGTGTAGTAATCGGCCTTGTCCTTGGGCGCCGAGCTCATCAGCGCGTTGCTGATGAACTTGGTGTAGTAGCCGGCCCGCAACTCATCTTCGCCGAGCAGGTTGACGTTGGCGCTCTGCGACACCCGCCGATACATCGGATCGATGGTGTAGGTCTTGTGCGCCTGGAAGAACTCCGAGGCGCTGGCAAACGTCGGCGACTGATCCCCTGCGTGCCCGATCATGATCGGCCACACCCGCATCGTGCGGCAGTTTTCCTCGATCTGGAACTTGCGCGTCTCGATCAGCTGCTGGTCGACCGCCGACATCAGGAGCTTGTGAAACTCCGCCCCCATGTCGACGATCATCGGCTTGCCGGCGCGCTCGCCGCCGGGAAGGTGCTTGTCCATCCACGCGGCGAGGAATGTAAACTTGTCCGGCGAAAGATTCTCCTTGACCGAATAGACCGCCGATGTCTGCGGGCTATTCTTCTGTCCGTCGCTCTGCCCCTGTTCCAGCGCCAGCGTGAGGCCAACCGCATTGCGCGCCATCCCGACGGCGTCCATGCCGGTGTAGGAATTCCACGACGGCCCGCGCAGATGCCAGATCGCGTCCTGCCCGAACTCCTGCTCGTTGCCGTTCTTGCCGCGGACGTAATACCGCAGTCTGTAATCATCCTTCTGCTCGACCCGCATCCGTCCCGGCTCGATCGGGATCAGCTCACGGGTCTCGCGCGCGATGCCGACGCGGTTGACAAACGCGAACGCGTTATAGGTCAGGTCGAGGTGAAAACTGATCGTCTCCAGAAATTCCAGGCTGGTCTGCCAGCCATTCGGCTTGCGGCTGATCAACATGTGCAGCGGATGATCGGTCGCGATCTTCCGGCCGCCGCCGGTCTCCTGATAGACGCGAAACGGAACCGATAGCCCCTCGGCACGCACGCGCGCGCACGCGAGGATCGTGGTGACGTTCAGCATCGACTGCCAGCTGACCGGAATCCCGGCAGCCGACAACCGCGATCCATACACTTCCCGGAACAGATCGAGCGACGACGTGATCTGCTGGCTGTCGCTCTTGAACGTTAGCGCGCGCCAGGCGGCGCCAAGGCGCGACTGAAGGGTCATTCGGGATAGCCCCTACTTTTCCCAAAAGGATTTCTTTTCGACGGGCGCTGCGATCCCGATGCCGAGTGCATCCACAAACGCCGCAACAAGATCGATGCGTCCATTCGACTTCGCCTTCGTCGGCTTGATGTTCTCGGCATCATCGGTGACCACCGCGACCGCCTGGGCGTGCCGGCGAAACACCGGATGGCCGCCATGGTGGAAGGCGTTCGCCATCACCAACCGCTCCAATTCCTTCGACGGCGCCGACAGCGAGACAAATCCCTGGCCAAACAGAACAACCGGAATGCCTTCCCCCTCGAGGCGGACGGCCGTACCGGTGGCATTGAATCGGTCGATCGCCAGCCCGCCTTCATGCGCCTCACGCTTCGACTGCCCGTAGCAGGCAATCCGAAAGTTGGTCGCGTCGCGCAGCACTTGCTTCTCAATGAAGCCGTAGTCGACGACGTTGCCAGGGGTCGTGAACAGCGCGCCTTCCTTGATCCAGCGCTCATAGGGCTGGCGGTCGCGCTTCGCCTGTTCCTTGACCAGATCGGCGGGCTTGTAGGCCCGCGGCAACACCACCGGAACGTCGAGGCCTTCCTGAATCGGGAAGAACCACACCAGCGCCGACAGATCCTGCGTCGATGACAGGTCGAGCCCGCCAAAGCACCGCTTGCCGATCAGCCGCGCCTCGTACTGCGGATCGTTCCAGGCGATCGGCCCGGCGCAATGATCCCAGCCGAACCGCCGGCCCTCGTCATCGACCGAGTCCATCGGCAGCCAGCGCACCGCCTGGTCGGTCCAGATGTTGAGACGATACCGCTTGAAGTCGTTCTCCAGCCGCGGCAGCTGCCGGGCCCGCTTGAAGTCGGCCATGAACGGCTCGACCTTGACGGACTTGCCGAAGTTCGGATTGGCCTTGCGCCAGGTCTCTTCCTTGGTCCAGTCGTCATCCTCGCCGGGGGCGTAGATCACCACCATGGTTTCGGGGTCGTCGAGATCGCCGGTCAGGATCGCCTGGCATTCCTTGAAGACTTCCTCGCCGTGCGTCCCCTTCTGGCCCGCTGTCGAGATCAGAAACTCCAGCGGCTGGCGCCGAGCTGCCGAACTGTCATGCACGAACGTGTAGAGATCGCCGGTCGGCCATTCGTGGATCTCGTCGCCGACCAGACCCGACATGTTGAGGCCGTGCTTGCCTTTCGGCTTACCCGACAGCGGCCGGAACGATCCGTTCAGTTCCGGGCAGTAGATCACCTTGCCCAGGCATTCCAGCTTCTGCGCCAGCACCGGCGTGCGCACCGCCATGTTGCTGGCTTTGGTGAACACGATCTTGGCCTGCGCCTCTTCCGAGGCGATCGAGAAAACCTGCCCGCCCATCTCGGCGTCGCCGACCAGGATCAGCAGCGCGATGCCGGCGGCGAGTTCGGTCTTGCCGTTCTTGCGCGCGATCCAGACGAAGCACCGGCGAAACCTGCGCATGCCGTCGGCGCGCTTCCAACCGAACAGCGGCCGGACGATGTCCTGTTCCTCCCAGGCCTCCAGCACGAAAGGCCGGCCGGCCCATTCGCCCTCGGTGAAGACGAGATGGTTCGGGAAGAACGCCGCCGCCTTGTCGGCCGTGCGTTCGTCGTACCAGTACTCGCCCTCGCGCCAGAACTCGCCATCCCAATACGCTTTCGGGTGAGCCTTGAGCGCGAGCGGACGCGGCGGCTCGATCGTCTTACGCTTGGCGGACATCAGTTCAACAGACCGATCGGCCCTTCAATTGGTTCGGCTGCAGGTGCTGCAGCTGCAGCGGCATCGTCAGGCCGGCGATCATCCTTGCCGGATGCATTCCCGAACATATCACCGGTCGCGCCGGTGTTGGCACGCGCGGCCATGATGCGCTGACGTTCCGCCGGGTTGAGACCGAAGCGATCTTCGAACGCCAGCATCATGCGATCGAGCTTATCCGCCATCGCAAAGGCGGGATCGGCGCGGCGAACGGTGCCGCTTGCGGTTTCGATTTCGTAGAACTCGCCCCCCTTGTCGAGACGCTTCTGCATGTCGAGCCATCGGGAG